CAGCAGCTGAGATTATCGCAAGCTTCAACAACCGCAAAAAGAGCACTCAGGAATTGCAGCAGAAGATTGCCGACACGGTGAAGAGCGTCGAAATTGAAGAACTCTACAACGGCAAGGTCGCTGGTGAAGCCACGATGAACGACGGTTCGAAGAGGAAATTCGAGTTTACCGTCCCTGAGGATGAGATAAAGGCGATGTTGAAGACGCTCGAAAAGAAATTCCCGAACGAGTATCTTGGGGACATGGACGCGGCGGTCGCTTGCGTAAGGCTCAGAATCGACCCGAACGACAAGCTCGACTGGTTCGCAGGTCCAGCCAAGACAAGTCTCGACAAGTGGATTCTCCAGAAGGAAATCGAAGATGAGGAAAGCTTCCTTGGACATCCAGTCACATCTGTCGATGACGACGATGATGAGGACGATTCCAGCAAAGACGAATACGACGATGAGCACGAGGCCGATGACCCAGATGAGGACAAGGACTTCTGGACGAGGCAGATGGGTGGTTTCGTAAACGATTACGGCGACGAAGATGACGACAGCTTCAAGAGCTGGGATGATGGAATGAATCCAAATTCGTAATGATTCTTTGAGATGACGTATGGCGGTATTTGACGGAATATTTCAGAAATACAGGAACAGCAATCGGAACAAGAGTGTTGTCCATTCCCAGGAACAGGTTCTGGACCAGCAGCAGTAGTCCAAATTCGGACAGGATGCGTTGGAGAAGAACCCGAACCTTGAGGTGTTCAACAACGCACAGAACAACATAGCCGAGATAATCGACAGGCGTTCGGTGGTGTCCCGATACAAGGCAAGCACACCTCTTGCTGGTCCAGAGAGATATTTCTCTTCGATGTTCGAGGGGACACTCGCTCTTCCTCTCGTGACGAACAAGGCGGAAAGAATCCGTCAGTACCGTGCGATGGCGATGTACACCGAATGCGATTTCTGCCTTTGTGAAATCGCCGACGACGTTCTCCACGAGGATGATTCTGGCCAGGTGGTGAAGTTGAACATCCCAGTCAACAAGAAGCACCTCGACGAAGAGAAGAGAACAATCCTCCAGCTCCAGTTCGACAAGTTCATAGAGCTTTTCAAGTTCAAGGACGACGCTTTCTGGATGGTGAAGAAGCTTCTTGTTGAAGGTGAGGTCGCATTCGAGAACATAATCAATCCAGAGAAGCCAGAGCTCGGAATAATAGGTGTAAAATACCTTCCGACCGAATACTACGAGACGATGCTTGACGGTCAGACTGGCCGCTCACTCGGTATCGTATTCAACAAGGAGAATCTCAACCGCGACCTCAAGAGCATAATCTCCAATGCATGCATCGGCGGCAGGACGATTTTCAACAACATGATTCAGGTCCAGTCGAATGTGGATTTCGACAAGGAAAACGTCATTCCGATTCTATGGCCTCAGCTTACATATATTTCCTCTGGTGAAACTTCCCCAGACGGCCTGATGATATTCCCTCTGATAGAGAAATGCAAACAGGCATACCATCAGCTTGCTCTTATGCAAGATGCTGCCGTCATCCTTCGTGTAACGAGGGCTCCAGAGCGTCTTCTCTTCAACATCAATGTCGGTGGAATGCCCGATAAGGTAGCAAGACAGAAGGTCAAGGACTTCATCAACGACCTCAAATCGAAAAAGATTGTCTCGTCTCGCGAGATGAACCAGACGGGAGAAAAGGAGATAACCCAAGTATACAATCCAGTCTCGATGCTTGAGACGTACTTCTTCGGCAAGACGAACGCAAACGACGGAACGACGGTAGAATCCGTCGGTTCTACTGCGGACTACGAGCAGATTGCCGATATCGAATTCTTCCTTCGCCGTCTGTTCAAGCAGTTCAAGGTGCCGTTCTCAAGATATAAGGCACCAGAAAATTCACTTGAGCGTGACGACACCATCACATACGAGGAATATTCGATGGCGAGAAGCGTCATCCGCATCCAACGCAGGATGTCGATGGGACTCAAGAGGGCGTTCATAACACATCTGAAGCTTCTCAACAAGACCGACAAGACTGACAGCCTCTGGAAGCAGTATCAGCTGAAAGAGTCTGATTTCAGCGTCGATTTCGTCACTCCAGTGCTCTACGACCTCTATCAGACCCAGAAGAGGACGACTGCGATGATGGATACGTACAAGGCTGTCGTCGACCAGGAGGAACTCTCCAAGATTAACGCAATGAAGAAGATTCTCAAGATGACTGATGAGGAAATCGACCAGAACTTCCTCAACCTAATCAAAGAAAAGCAGCTCGTCGCACTCGCAGACTACTACGCGGACAAGATAGGTGACGACAACAAGCCTCTCGACTTCAAGTCGCCACTGAGGTTGTCTGGTGAAGAGGGCAAGGAAGATGAAACCTCTGGAGAAGAGTCTGGAGCGGAAGAGACTGGCGGAGAGGAAACGGGTGGAGCTGAAGAGGCTCCAGAGGCTCCAGCAACGCAAGAAGGTGGAGAGGAAAAGACCAATGAAGAGCCGTCGTTTGGACTCGGAGGAGAATCGTAATCGATTTTGGTAAATAACTAAAAATGAACTCTCGAAACTCATTCGCATTGCATTTGTGTAAATAAGAATTAGAACAGGAATTTATAATATGGCATTGAAAACTCTACAGAAGAAATACGACGAATTGCTCAAGGTCTTTGAGGAAGTCGGAGTCAAGCTTACCGAATCGCAGAAGGAGAGTCTTGACACGTTTATGCTGGATTTCCAGGCCAAGCTCACCGAGACAAGAGATTCCGCGATAAAGGCGACGAAGAAGATTGTCGAGGAAAGAATGGAGAAGCAGTTCAAGGAGGTCTTCGAGAGTATCAAGACCCACCAGAAGGAAGTCTTCGAGAAGTCGAACAAGATTGACCTTCTCAATGCAAAAATCAATTTCGCGAAGTCCCAGGATGTTCTCGTCGAAGCTATGGACAAATATCTTGACCAGTATGTTCAGGAAGTTCTCCCGAAGAAGAGCATTGTCGACTACGGCAGGATGCAGAAGCTGGAGGAAATCCACGAGTCTCTCAAGGGAATGCTTCTCGTCAACGATGATGCGGTCGAGAAGAAGGTCGCTTCCGTGAAGGAAGAGCTTGAGGCGAAGATGAGCAACGAGAGCAAGGAGCTCAAGGACAAGCTCGAAGAGTACAAGAAGACGATTGAGGAATCGACAAAGAAGAACGAGGAGCTCTCCAAGAAATATGGAACTCTCGTCAAGGAAAACCTCATCGCAGAAAAGACAAAGAATTTACCTATAGTTGAATCCCAGAAGATGCGTGAGCGTCTTAGCAAGATGACGGTCGAGGACATCAACAAGAACTATAAGACCGTTCTTGAATCAGTCTGTGAGGAAATCAAGGCTGATGAGGATTCAAAACAAGAGGAAAAGAACTTGGAGGAGGCAATCACCGAAATAATGGAAGGTGATTCTTCCAAAAAGACTGGTACAGATGGAGACCAGGGAACGGAAAACAATGCAGACAGCGGAGAAGAGGAGACGCAGACGACAGCTTCCGATGATGAAGAGGAAGTCGGAGTCCAAGTCACCGAATCGATGATGCAGTCCTGGATTGAAACCCTGGCACGTCTTACCCCAAAAAACTAATGCCTAAAAAAGGAAAAATACAATGGCAAGAGTTATTCAAGAAGACATCGAGACGATTATGAAGCGTTGGGCTCCTATCGTTGAGGCTGGTTCCGACAAGATTCAGTCTTACGAGGTGAAGAAAGCAACGTCGCAGCTTCTCGAAAATACGGCGAAGGAATTCGCTAAGGCTGGTCTCCTGACAGAGGCGACTGGTATGACTGCTGGTGAGGGTGGACCTCTCGCGGCTGTTGGACAGAAGCCTATTCGGGACAAGAAGTCCGTTGGTTATCTGAAGGGTGAGTTTGGTCGCCAGGACCGCAAGGATTATGGTGACTTCTATCTCCCTAACGTAATCATGCCTATGGTCCGTCGTCTGTTCCCATCCCTCATTGCACATGAGCTCGTTGGTGTTCAGGCCCTCAACGGTCCGCTCGGCTATGCTCTCGCATACCGTGCTAAGTACGGCAACAATGGTGTTCTCGGTGCGGCTCTCACATCCGACCAGAACCTCTCGCTCACAGCTCAGGAAATGGCGTTCGACCCAGTTAACACGCAGTACACTGGTGTCAGGGGTGAAAACCTCACGTCGCTGACGGCTGAGGCTTCTCAGGTTGTTGGTGATACAAGCTCCAACATCGCTCCTTCGGCTGCTTGGGCTGCTTACATGGGCACGAACAGCAACAACGCATGGGGTGGCACAGGTGCTCCGCTCGGAGTCGAGTCTGAGTACGCAAGATTCAGCAACGGTTCTTACCCAATGGTCTCCTTCGACTTCCTCAAGACGATGGTTGAGGCTAAGACGCGTAAGCTCGGTGCTGGTTGGTCGCCTGAACTCGCTGAGGATATGGAAGCTATCCATAACTTCGACGTTGAGTCCGAGTTCGTCAACCTCATCACATATGAGCTCGGTGCAGAAATCGACCGTCAGCTCGTCACTGAGATGGTTAAGACAGCTATTCTCGGTGGTTCTATCTCTGGTTGGAACCCTGCTTTCGCAGATGGTCTTGACCAGATGGGCCGTCTCCAGACGCTCCTTACGCAGATTACGATTGAGGCAAACCAGATTGCTCTCCGCACTCGTCGTGGACACGCTAACTTCGTGATTACGTCACCAAGGATTTGTGCCCTCCTCGAACAGCTGAGCATGAACAAGTTCGTCTCGTTCCAGTCCGCAAAGGATACTCCTTCGGTCCCTGATGCTGGTGTTGGTGCTCTCACCAAGATTGGTCTCATCAACGAGAGGCAGCAGCTCCTCGTCCGCGACGTTTACGCTGCTGGCGACTACGTTGTCATGGGATACAAGGGTGCTCACCCTGCTGACAATGGTATCATCTATTGTCCATACGTTCCTGTCCAGCTCCAGAAGGTTTTGGACCCTGACACACTCACTCCTCGTGTTGGTGCTCGTACTCGTTACGGTATCATGAACAGCGTGTGGGATGCTAAGAACTATTACCACTATATCGTCATTGATGGTCTCACCAAGGCGTATCAGTGGGGTAGCAACCGTCAGTTCATCCAGCCTTACAGCAAGGTCACGAACGGAACGCTCTTCGTTTGATAAGAGAACCGAGTAATCGGTAACAGAGAACCAGGTGAAAACCTGGTTCTTTTGTTTTTGTTCAGTAAATAATTCTGCTATGACACACGACGTTAGAATTGAATCGATAAACAAGACGCTCATCCTCAAAACAAACAGTGGAGTTGAGAAGTTTGAAGTGAGAATCTTCAAGGATGTTGAACCAGCCGAAGATACGCTCGAAACCACGGTATTCAGGGTTCAGGTATTCACGCTTCCTCTGACCGAGGACCCAGATGTGGACAATCTGGTCTATGCAGAGAAGTTCTACGACAGCAACGAGGCCGAGAAGGATTTCCACAGGCAGATATACAACTATTCAATCGTCGTGCAGGCCGAATCCAAGAGGATAGACGACATATCGGTGTATGCGAAGAAGATAGGATACAAGATTATCGACCCAGATTGCTGTGCGAACTGCGAGTATTCGATTCCTTCGAACAATCATCACTGCGGTCCGTGTCATTCACCATGTGACAAGACTCTCCTGTGCGGAAACGAGGACAATTTCACGATTTACGAAGGAGTCATGTATCCATACCAGTGCTACAGCTGTCCGACGGATGCAAGGGTACATCCTCCATGCTATCACGAAATGAAACCAGTTCCGCACTTCATCGACGGTCGCCCAGCGGCAAATTTCTGCGGTGAATTCCCTCCAAGACATCCAGAGAGAAAATTCGACATCAAGCCGAAGGTCAGTCCCAACGGCCACTGCAACAGGTATTCACGCCGTAAATGATTGTCAGTTCTTGTCGACCTCATCCAACTGTTTGATGAGGTCTTCCTGGCTGTAGGGGACTTTCATGTTGTCGACCTCTATCGCATCCTTGTTCTTGGACTTCTCAATCTTTTCGAGGTCCATCTGATGCTTCAGTTTCATCTGCTCCAGCTTGTTCTTCTGCTTCAACGCCTCAAGCTGGATTTTGCTGAGGAAATTCTGCCTGTCCTTGTAGATTCCTATGTATTCTGAGACCTGAAGGTGGAAAGCCTCCATCAGCTTCGAAAAGCTTCCGACAAGCTCGGCATCGACAAGCTCGGAGTCGACCAGCTGCTGGTATATGTGCTGGATTGTCGACTTGGAAATCTCTATCAGTTCCTTGATGTGACCGAACGGAGCCTGAATGTCGTCGATGTCGATGTTCTTGAGGCCGTTCTTCTTGTATTCGTCTATCTGCGAGTCAATCTTCTGGACTTCATCCTTCACTTCGCTCTCCAGATTCGCAAGACTCTGAACCTTCTCGTCGTCTATGTTGATTGAAGAGAGGAACGAATCGATTGATTCGATTCCCAATGCCTCGTTTATCTTCTGTACGCTCATATATCAATACTCCTGGAAATTATCGTAGTCGTTGCCCTCGAACTGGTTGTTGAGACACTTGGAGATGCTGGAATTCGGCATGTATGTGTCGAGATTCATTATCGCCCTCTTTACGAAATCGCGTTTTATGTTCATCTGCTTGTAGTGTTTCGAGAGAATCGTCTTGAAAGCGTTGAAACACGCCTATGAGAGATATGCGAACGCATTCGTGTAGTTGAAGTTGTAGTTCGGAAGTCCAGTAATCATCTTCTCGTATGCATATGAGCACATGTCCTGTTTGACTTCCAGAGGATAGTTCCTGAATGATGAATGGTTTGTTATCTTTTTCGCGAGTTCCATGAACATGAATCCGAGCTTTTCAGAGATTACACGTTCCGTATAGTTGATTTCCCCGCCTGCCGACAGAACCTTCTCTTCCTCTTCCTTGTTGCTGTCCCGCCATTTGACCAACTCTTCGAGAAGTTCCGCGTTGGTCACGTAGTATCGCTCTTTGTTGTACGGATTCGAATCGCGAGCTTCCTTTTCCTTGAGGTGCTGCTCGTATTCCTCGTCGGTCATGTCCACGACCGTCTTTCTCTTCTGTTTGGTCGGCTAATCGTTTACGACCGACTATCTCTAAACTGGTTTCCTGCTCTGGGATTTTGTGAGAGTGTTCGTTTTCAGTTTCATAAAATAATTTCCGTTATATACAATAATATTATACGGAAACATGTCAGACGACAAAAAATTATGAAAATGACGGTATATGGTTCTGTTAAAGGGGTAAATATTAGAAATGGAAATGGATAACTGATATGGCAATGTATTTAGGAGCACCCGCAAAGAAGATTTACGATGACATACGATACAACATGCCGTTGTTTTCAATGATTGTGAACAATCTTGAGAATTTTGGAAATGGAGAATGTGTCGGAGATGTCGTTAAGAGAGGAATAACAAACCTGCACGATAACGAGCTTCCAGCAGTAAGCTCGACCGTTCTGGTCGACTACGTAGTCGACCCGACCGTCGGTCCAGTCAAGACCGAGTGGTAGGTTCTAGGCTATAACATGAGCATTCCAGAGAGAATCAAATATAAAAATGGAAAAGACCTGATTTATGTGACGACCATTGGTCCTGGGGGATTGCTCTCTTCGATTGGCGAGGGAACTTTGGTGTATGCTGATAAGAGTTCAAGCGACTCCATTGGAACCGTCCTTACCACTTCAGGAATAAACCAGATGATTGACGGAAATACTGGAACATACGGAAACAACAATCCTTACAATGCACCAACGAGCGTCACGGTAGGTGAAACAGAATACACTTTCGCTGGATGGAACATGACCCTCATGTCCAAGTGTGGCTTGGTTGCGAAGTATAATGATACCCTCTATGTTAGGTCTTAGTTCAACTCAGCCAACCGCAACGACTGGTCGCAATCTCAGATGAGAACCTGGATGAATGGAAGTTCAGCTGTGGAGAACCAGAAGTGGTATCCAACAAGCAGCTCCTACACAACTGGAACCATCACAGGGCTCCTTTCACGTCTTCCAGACGAGAAGTTCCTCAGGGCGGTCTCTCCATGCGTGAACAGGACTTGGGTACACGACTCGTATAGGAGTGATAAGACTCTCGATTCGAACAAGTGCGAACACGTCGTAGACAAGTTCTGGCTCCTGGGTGAGGGAAACATCAATACCGCAAAATCCTTTTTAAACGATGACGCATACGACACTTCGAAGTTCACGGGAGTTTTTACATCTGATACGGCTTCGGTCAGGATAAGGAAATACATGAATGAAGACGGCTCCGAGGGGGACGCTTACGGTTGGTGGTTGCGTTCAGCTCATTCGAACCGCGACTACGGTGTTGGGTATGTCGACTATGGTGGCGATGTCAACGGCAACAGTGCTCACAACTACTCTGCGTGTTTGCCCGTCTGCCTCATCCAATAATCCCACAATCCCAAACAAAAATATCACCGCCACCAGTGCGAAGCACTCAGTCTGTGCGGTGATATTTTCGTTTTAAGAGTGTAAATAATACAAATAGGAAAACATCATGAGCAATTATACGTTAGATTTGTGTAAGTTGGTAAAAGAATCGTTTCAGGAAAACATACTTCTTCTCGAAGGTGGTGCGGCAGGCAGGATAATGCACCTCTACGAAGACGGAAAAATGACGTTCGGAGAGATGCGTTCCATCCTTCAGGACGTATTCCAGGGAAAAGTCACGCTTCAGGAGAAGCTTGATGGGTGTAATCTCATGGTCACGTTCAAGAACGGCAAGTTCGGATACGCAAGAAACAAGGCTACACTCAAGGAACCGATGGACCTCGAACGTCTTGGAGCACATTTCGACGGAAATCCGAAGCTCAAGGAGGCGTTCGTCGAGTCCGCGAAGGATTTTTCGACTGCACTCAAGTCGATTGAACTGAAGGACCTCAACAGACTCTTTGCAAACGGCCAGAATTTCGCAAATATCGAGATAGTCTATCCTCCATGCGGAAACATTCTCGATTACGGCAACCGCTGCTTCATCCAAATCAACGGTGTTGACGTTTTCGACCAGAATTTCAACAAGATTGCAGAGGACGAAGAGTCGTCCAAGTGGCTTTACGAGAATTTGAAGCGTCACGACGCACTTAAGCAGGAGATGTTCGAGATTACCGAGCAGAACGTGCTCAGAATGAAGGATAGCGTCAACGCGGAAAAGGCCCTGGGAATGCTCATGGAGGATTTCGACAAGCTTCTGGACGGTTTCTCGCTCAACACGACCATCCAGGACTACGCAAACGAGCGTCTGAAGAGGTACATTCTCAACGTCTGCAACCATAACGGCATCGGAGTCGACAGGGATTGTGCGTTCCTCCGCGAAATGGCCGACAGGCTCAACTACATGAGCAGAAAACGCCCGACGAAGAGCGACGTTTGCACTTTCGCGAAAAAAGCAGGCATCAACATCTATTCCGAAGAGTACAAGAACGTCATCAACACGCTTGAATCGCAGAGGGAGGAGATGAACGACGAGATTATGAAGCCTGTCGAGAGCCTGGTCTCCAAGGCTGGGTCGCTTCTCCTGAAGAACGTCACTGGTTTCATCTCGGCGGACCCTGCGAAGACCTCACAGAAGCTGGCGTTGGAACTGGAGAGCACAATCAGTGAAATCGAGAAGGACAATGGACGCCTTACGAAGGACAAGCTGAAGCTCTTCAACAAGAACCTCAAGAAGCTCGACAACTGGAAGGAGAACTTCTTCCCAAGCGAAGGAGTAATCATCAAGTTGGGCAAGACTGGAAGATGCTATAAGATTGTTGGCCAGTTTGGAAACATAAACCAGATATTGCATCTGCTCAAGAAGTGACATGATTGGATTCAAACAGTTTTTGCTTGAGAATTTCGTGATAGATGAAGATGCTATTACGGATTTTACTAAAGATGGTTATACCTTTGAACAAGATTTGAAGGGTGGAGAATCGGTCTATCTTCTGGGCGTCGTCAGGGGAAGAAGGGGCTATTTTGATGGGAAGGCTGATAAGTTTGACTCCATTTGCGATTTAGCTAAAAGAAAACACTAGATAATACAAAGAAAATCATATATAGTACGAAAAAA